AGGTAATTTTCCAAAATTATAATGAGGCAAAGTTCTTTGTCCGTTGTTTAAAGTTTTTGACACACGTTTTCCTACAAGATTTTGCTGACCGAGTAGTCCAGTTAGCTGAGCAATGTTAAAAGAGTCGCCTTTACTACCAGCTGTCACAGTAGATACAAAATTATTGTCAACACTCATAGAATCTTTGGCTATTTTCATTCCAATATCTTTTGCTTTACTTAGGGAAGCGGTAACTCTTACTTCTCTAATACCAGGATTTTTTGTAGTTTCTTCAATACCTTCTGCCTCAATGTAACATTTGGAAATGGCATCTTTAATTTCTCGGACACTGCTTTGTGTAGTAATTAAACAATCTTGAAGACCAACACTGAAGCCGTTGGAAGCCAACCATTGGTTTGTAACGAACTGTATATTAGATATAAAGTCTACTACAATTTCAATGTCATATTCTTTATTTAATACTTGAATTATAGAATTATGTGATTTTCCAACAATTAACTTATCAAAAGTACCTTCATAAACAACACCATTGTAAATTTTAACAGTGGGTTCATCTTGATTAGCATTGTTTTTCTTTTCATAATTAAAATCTTCAGGTAATAACAGAGATAACAGTCCATGTCCAGTGTAAATATAAGGATCTTTTCCTTTCATTTTTAAAACCTTTCTTATAGTTTTAGCTTTTCTGGCAGACCACAGATGTTTTCCATTTAAATCACCGTGCATTGAGATGTTGAAAAATTTGCTCTTTTTCATTTTTTTAATTCCTTTAGTCATAAGGTATGTGGCAAGTAATGAATCTTGTACAAGTCCAATATTAGGTTTACTTGCTTGAGATGAAATAATATTATGTTTAGTTGCTGTAAGACCTTCTAATTCTGCTTTTGCTTCATATGATTGAGGGGCATGAATATTCATTTCATCACCATCAAAATCTGCGTTAAATGGAGCTGTAGTTGATAAGTTCATAGTGAATGTTTTTTGTTTTTTCATTACACGGACTTTTTTTGCCATCATAGAACCTTTATGAAGAGTAGGTTGTCTGTTTAGCAAAACTAAATCACCATTTTGAAGATGTACATAGACTTCATCTCCGATGACAAGGGTTATTATTTTTTTTTAGGATATTTAACTTTTTTAAGTAAAACACCTTGTCTTTTTATTTGATCCCCATCTTGTAATTCTACATTTCCATTAATAACTCTCATTTCTTTTTTGTTTCTGATAACAATGTCATTGTATAATAGTTGAGTACCCTTTTTAAGTCTTCCATATTTAAGGTTGATCCTTTTTGTACATAGTTTATCATTTTTACATTTTTCACAGTTAGCTTCTTCTTTACATTTTTTATTAGTAAAATAAAAATTTGCTTTTCCGTTATTCACAATAGTTGTAAGTTGGTCTATGTTAAATTTAGTGACAATTTTGGGGAAAGTTAAATTTTTTGCTATTTTTTCTGGTATGCCCATTTCTCCAAATTTTAAATTTGGATCACCACCAATTACAGTTCTGCCAGAAAAGTTGACTCTTTTTCCCATTAAATTACTACGAAGATGACCTTCCTTTCCAGTCAATCTTTCCTTGATACCTTTAATTGGTCTTCCGTTAGTTGGATGTTTTGCTTTTCCCTGTGAGTTGTTGAATAATGTTAATATTCTAAATTTTAAAGATTGACTTGCCTTTTGTTTTTTTGCGAATGCTAGTTTTATTTGATTTTGTAGTTGTTTTTCATCGTCTTCTGAAACAAATAGTTGTTTATTATTGTTCTTAGGTGCTAGTGTATTGTTAGACTTAATGATTTCAATATATTGATTTGTTAAATCATCATCACAAATATTACCATCAGCTATGACATATGGCCTAGCACAAGGTGGAATAACAAGGAGCATTGCCAAAATTAAATTTCTAGGATGTACATTTTTAGGGTTAAATCCACATAATTTAACATCTTCATCAGAAATATTATCAAATATTTTTTTAATTTCATCAACAGTCATTACAATACTAATTTTATTATCAACTTTTTTACCTTCTTCTGTCATAATTTTTTCCTTGTATATCATAGAAATAGAACTTTCTAGAGGAGAATATATGACTTTTGGTTGAGGGTGAGAACAGTGACAACATAGATCAATTTTTTCTAATTTTTCAAGTATCTTTTCAAATTTTCTTTCTTTTTTATATTTTGATAATTCTGATAGTGCAATTTGTTCTTTTAATATTAATAATCTACTACAATTAATACAATAACATCTTAAAAACGAAACAACAAATTTATAGAATAATGGATGAATAATAGATTCTTCAAGTTTAATATGTCCAAAATGCCCGGGGCAGTCTATATTATTTCCTTTGCAAGAACCACAACTTTGTTTATTTCCAATATTAGGACCCATCCTATTATCATATACACTGCCTTCTCCGCTAAGTTTAGTGTTATTGACCTCACAAACAGACATATTTAAAATTTCTTGAGTTGAATATATTCCAAACACAATACTTTCAATTTCTTTTATTTCGGTCATCATTGTAATTGTTATATTATATCACAAAGATGTTTTTAGAATTCATTTTATATTTATTTTAAATATAAAATAAATATTTTTACTAATCATTATTCTGATATTTTCCTTTCAGACTCTTTTTCTCTGAGAATCTGTCCTAATTTTTCATTTGACTTTCTAAGGTCTTCTCTATCTACTTCGCTATCATCTTCTTCAATGTCTTCGATGTCTTCGATGTCATATACTACAAGATCTTCTTCATCCAAAATAACAGCATCCCCATTTTCAATTTCGTCTTGTAGTGTTCTAATTCTATATCCCTTCCATTTTTTACCTCTCATCGGATCACCCCAAAGTTTAGAAAAGTAATCAGCAACTTGATTTTTAATAGGCATTGTATGGTTAGGAAGACTATCCCTAAACCATTCCTTGAACTGAGAATACAATTCGATAAGAGTAATAACAGATTTCTTGTCATCCATAACACATTCTTCAATAAATTGCCTGTAAATATCGTTTTCTCTTCTATACATTGAAGTGGCAACTTTAACTTTTTCAGGAGTAAAACGGACACTAACAGTTTTTCTGTGTTCTAGCAGGTACCATGCAAATGCTTCAACCATACCAGGAATTTTCTTACTAAATTCTTTATCCATTGGGAATCTTTTTTGTCTTAGTTGTTCTTCATATGTATCTGGTGCTGCCTCTTCTTCCTCCCTACAGAATGTAGATTCATAAGGAATAACCCTGATACGGTTAAAAGCAGCTTTATCTGAGTTTCTAAGACCTGGTAGTTTGTTACAAATAAATACAAGTTTGAACATTGGTGTGATTTCTCTGCCTTCTTTGCCTTTTTCAAATAAATCTCTCGCATAATACGAATCATTACCGGAAAGGTTTTTTAGAATGCCAACATTAATTTGTTCATCTCCATTTGGTTCTTCAAGTACAGCCCATCTAACACCACCACCAGCTCTCGCAAGTTCTGGATTTGCTTGACCTGATTGTACTTTTTTTCCTGTAATAAGAGTAGTGTTAAATTTAATAGATAATTTACCCAGCATTTTTTCAAATATAGATTGTGTTATAGATTTTCCATTATCACCTTCGCCAGTCCAAAAATAAACTTCTTTTTGTGTGTTTCCACCCATGAAAATATCAGATGAAACATCAAGGAAGTATCTACGGAGAGATTTGTCAGGAAAGATTTTTTCCAAGAAATTTTCAACATCAGATATTTCTTCATCGTATTTAGTCATATGTTGAGGATAATTGATTGGTGCTGTCTTAGAAATAAAATCTTCAGGTCTACACTGTCTAAACAAATTTAATTTTAAATCATACACACCATTTTTAAACGGAAAAAGATATGGATTAACATCTAATTTTTCCCTAAATCTTTTATCATAAAAAACTTCAGCACATTCTTTCATAACATTAGACTTGTATGGAGCAGATTTAAGATTGTTAATCATTTTTTGTGCCTGTTTTAGTCTAGTGTTATACATTGCTTCCATACCCTTATCTGTACTTTTATTTAATTTTTCGATGTATACCTGTCCTATTTTTGTAAAATCATCGGCAATTTCACCAGATATTTTTTTACTAAGATATACCCCATTTTCAATTTCTTCCCATTTATTTCCTGAAAATTGAAACCAAGTTTTACTAGATATACTAGCACATACAAATTCATCACCATATTTAGAATATAATAGCTGAGCAATGTTATTGTGAGAACCATCCAATGAATCTTTTAACAATTCCTTAGCTAATTCATCCTTGTATTCTTTATATCTTTCGGGACTATCAAGGTTAGCATAATGTTTTAGAGTCCCCATTGTTAAACCTTTTTTAATCATTCTATCCCATTCATAAAGACACCTTGACTCGTCATAATGTTCTTCAATTCTAGAAGAAAATTCACACCACAGATCTTGTGCTTCAGGTGTTCCATCTCCGATATTATATAGAATCCAACCGATTGTTAACCATTCATTTCTATCTTCTACTCTAAAATCAGACAACATAGGTAATAGCTGTTTTGCTGTATCTAATGCTTGACTGATTGTAACATTTTGATAATCACTTCTTTCATTTTTTTGTTTTTTGACACGCTCTTTTAAAGGAGAAATAAGACCATGTTTAAGTTTGGACAAATCTCTTCCATAAGGCAATACACTTAATATACGAGGTAAATAAGATTTAATATTTCCCCTGATATCAATAGTTTGTTCTTTATTATCATATATATTATAATTTTTGAATGCTGCTTCAAGACTTATTTCTTTCATTTCTGAATTGTAAATTTTTTCTACTTTGTATGGATCCATGCCTTCATCTTTAACAGAACCGTACATTAACCAAGGATTCCGATAACAAGAACTATCAATAACTTTTCTAGCATCATCAAACCCCAAATCTTTAAAAACCCCAAGTTTATCGATTTCTGTTTGAATTCTTGGAACAACATGTACTTCTTGGTCAACTTTATCTAAAAAACAATATGGAAAATGTATATGAAAACCATGTTTAGCATAAGAATCATCCCCCTTATATACTCTATATAGAGGTTTTTCAAGAACAACACAAATTAAATGTTTTTCTGTACAATCTTCTATTAAATAACGAAGTACAGATTGATATACTTCAACTGTTGCCTTGACATGCTTATCTGTGTGAATAAAATCACCGATAGACATATCTTCAGTTTCTTTTACTTTAATATCAATATCTCCTAGCACTGGAAGATATTGTTGTAATTTTTCAGCAATATTTAAAGAAGATTCTGGTTTCTTTTCAACCACATCACAATATATATCCCAAAGATTTTCCAATTGTTCTCTATTAAATGAATATCTTCCTTTACCAGTGCTTCCCATCGTCACATGTGTATGGAAAACACCTTCAGCATAGTTCTTTTTTAAAGTTTTTTTAATTGCTTGATCCATTTTGTTTTATATAGTTATTATTATTTACATTTATCATTTTTAAATTTAGTAATAAAGATTTAAAAATGACAATTGTCTATATACAAAGATGCTTTTTAATAGGAAAAATGAATGTAAAACAGGAAAAGGAAAATGCGAGGAATGTGAAACTGCTAAAAATACAGAAATTAAAACAGTTAAAAAGACTTCAGATAATAATGACTGGTTTATATTATCTAATATATATATTGTAAAAGTAGATGGAAAAAATATAGTTGGAACTTCGGGTGAACATGAAGCAAAAATAATTATGTGGGAATTAGCACATAAATTAAATTTAAAATATGAATCTCCATATAAAACCAATTATTTTAAAGTACAAAAAACTTGTATACATCTAATGGGCAGTAATAGATTTAGTTTGTTCTTTTATGATAAAATAATACATGAAGTATCTTATGAGAAAAATAATTAATCGTGTACCAATTGACGGAAATAAATCACTTTAAAGACACTATTTTATTACAAATAAATAATGGAAACAGTTTATGAACATGAAGAATGGAAAAATGAAAATAGTCTAACAACACCCTCAGACAGAGATCCAAAAAGAACATACAAACCAACACAGGGACATCCCAATTTAACAGAAGAAGAAGTTGTTAATGCTATGGATGCCCTTAATAACACTGATTTTGTTAAAAAAGTATTTCCTCGTGCAGAAAGGAGATATGCAGACCCCGTAGAACCAATGCAACGGATTGGTCTGATATCTTTTGTGCCAGCAAAAGGAGCAACTCCAAATAAAAATGGAATATATGGGATGGCAAAACTCAGAGGTAACTATCCAACAGATGGAGAAGCAAGTGAAAGAGCCGAATTTTTAATTAGAAATGTTGATTCTTACCATCAAATGTATCATTCTTATGTTGGGAGACCTTTCCCACTTACTACAAGTTCTAAATATTCAGCTGAAACTAGTGAAATAGATATACGCAAATCTATTACGGAATCTGTAAGTAATAATATCAAACAAAAGAAGAACGAGGAACAAAAGGTAATTAAAGAGATAGAAGAAAGAGAAAAAGAACTTTTAGCTGACACCACCAATAGGGAAGGTGATGAAGACCCATTTGAACTTTATATCACACTAAAAGTTAAAAAAGCACAGATTAGTTGGACTTATGTGGAGACTGAGAAGAAATTACAGGAAATGAAGGATATAATTGTTAAAACTAGAGGAGAGTTAGAGGAACTTGATAAGCAATATGCCGATTACAGTAAAAAGTATTTTACCAAGTATCTAGAGGCCCGTAAGACTTCTGGTTTGTCTAATGCTGATAATAAAAATAACTTTATTAAATTTATGGTAGAAGATGCTGATTTGGGATTTTAGAAATTTTATGTTATAAATTAAGTTATATTTAAAAAATTAAATATAATTATTAAATGGGTATTATTACATCTAAAATATACAAATTGTATAGTAAAAATGATGGAAATGTTAAATACAATACTGGTTATTTTGAACCAAAATATACAATATGTGATAATCCTTCATCCCCCATTCATAGTATAATTACAATAGATGATAATACAGATTCTAATGAATTTACATCACTTTTTATTGATGTGGAATTGTCAAATTCGTATGACTTATGATTTTTGTTTATCTTTATAACAGTAATATAAGTATCCTAATAGTGAAATAGTAAAGGAAACTATTGAAATCCAAAGCATAATTTCTCTCATTTTTTTATTTGATTTGCCAACACTACCAGAACCTACAGCAGAACCAGCACCTACGAAAGCAATTGGGGCAATTAAACATGCTGGGCAAAAATCTTCTTTTATTTCATCAGATTTATTTATCATTTATATATTTTATTTATAGTAAATAAATAAAATGAACTCAAATATTTGTGTACAATGTAAAAAAGATTTATCTAAAAAACCACATAGACTTATATGTCCTTTAAGGACCAAAAGCAAAAAATATACTCAAAAATTTGATACGTCTCATATAATATCTACACCAGTTGAAGCATATAATGAGGAAGATAGTATAATCACTTTTGGGGCACTTGATAACAAACAATTTAATTTTATATTAGATAGAAATATAAGTTTAATTTCTACTGTATTACCTAGTACAAGAGCTTATCACGTAGGCATAAATGAGATAGTAATATACGAGATATCTCACGATACTCCTAATGATATAGAAGCCATTATTACATCAGGTTTAAATGGATGTGTTTCTTTGATGTTAAAATTAGTAAGACCTAACAGTACTATTTTATTAATGTCTCATTTAGATTCTGAATTGTATATAGATATAGAATATTTATTAACCATATTAAAAACTTGTATGACACTGTTAAATATTCCATCTTGGGATATTTTTACTTTAAAAAATAATTATGTGTATTTAGTTACTGGAGATTTAGTAGATAATTTATTTTTTATGTTGGAAAAAATATTTATTATAATTGGAATACCAGTTGAATATAACAATAGAGTAGCACAGGTTGGGTTTTTTATAGATGATGATAATAATATTACCATAAGAAAACCAAATCAAGTTATTCATTATGTTAAAACACAACCTATGATACAATATCAATTTCCTGCTGTGCTAGATATAAATTTAGATAAAAAAATGAAAGAAGCAGCAAGATTAGAAATATCTAATTTTAAAAAGGAATTAAAAAGGGAAGCTGGTAGAATAAGGGAAGCTGATAGAATAAGGGAAGCTGCTTATAAAGAAAGGGAGGAGAAGGGATGTGAATAAATTTTTAATATAAAATACATTAAAAATACATTAAAAATTTAATTTACTTTTGTTTCTCCATTTCCTTTAACCATTTTTTGTATTCTTTTTTAAATTCATCAAGGTCGTTAATCCACAATTTAGAAATAGTAGTTGTGTCTAATTCATCCCTTCTTTTAGTTTTTGAATCAATATCATTTTTCAATTTGTTTATTTTTTCTTCAGTCATACTTCTAAAATTTAATCTAAGTAAATAATTATAACCTTTACTGTCACCCTCTTTTTCTTCATCTTCATCTTCCTCTTTATTTTCCTTTTCAACTTTATCATAACCTCTCTCTTCCAGTTCTTTAATTAAATCTGCCATTTTTCTACTTTTTCTCCTACCTTTAGAACTATTTTCATCGAATAATTTAATGTCCCCGTTCATAACTTCTTCTAAAAACCTCTTTTTATTTCCTAAAAATTTTAATTCATATTTGAGTTGGTTAAGCATATATTCTTTTCTTTTTACATAATAAGTTCTTCTAACCTCACAGAAAGAGTTAATGATTTCATCAGTGTCTTCATATTTATTAATTTTATTGTTTTCTGTGAACATTACCATATTTGAAGTATGAATATATGTATGTAATTTTAAATTTTCTTTATTAACCAATAAACCATCATCCGTTTCTGTAATTATAAATTTAACCTTTTTTGGGTTAGAATAATCTTTGAATCCTTTAATTGATTTTTCTTCAACCAAATCATCTAATTTTTCTTTAAAATCATTTGTCCACATTCCAACTGGTAGTTCATCGATAATTTTTTTTGTGCCTTCTTTTTTAATATTACCCCAAGAAGTGAATCTTTTATCACCTGAACTTTCTATTTTTCCTGTATATCCTCTATACCATGGAGTAATTTCAGGAAGCACTGATATTTTAATATCATTTTCTTCTTCACTGTCACTGTCACTGTCACTGTCACTGTCACTGTCACTGTCACTGTCACTGTCTTCTTTGTCTGTTTCATAATTTTCCAACCAAACTTTCACAGATACCACCAAGTCTTCGGGATTATAACAGGGAACAGACGAAGACCATCCTGTGCCAATACCAGACACACAACCGTTTAGTAGAATAGTAGGTATAATAGGAACATAAAATTTGGGTTCAACTGTGTCACCGTCTTCAAAATTCTTTCAAGTAATACATCATCTTCTTCTCTATACAAATATCTAGTAAGTTTATCTAATTTAGTAAAAGTATATCTTCCATTCGCAGCATCTTTGCCGCCAGCAATCCTAGTACCCAATTGACCACCTCTAAATAGTACAGGAATGTTATTACTTCCTGGAAATTCTTGTGTCATTTTTGTAATTGTATCGAGTAGATTTTGCTCTCCGTGATGATATGCTGATTTTTCCGCTGAATATGCTCCCAATTGAGCAACTTTTAAAGCTTTTCCTGTATATTTAAGATTTCTAAGGAAACAACTAAATAGAACTTTTCTTTGACCTTCTTTTAAACCATCCATAATATTGGGTATACTTCTCTTACAATCATTTATAGAAAATTTAATAAGTTCAGTGTTGAGAAAGTCTGAAATTTTCATATCAAATATTTCCTCTTTTTTATCAGTCCAATTAACAGCTACTTTTGTACTGTCATATTCCTTTAACCAAATTTTTCTCAAATCTGCTTTTTTCTTGAGAAATACCTTTTCCATATTTTCTGTAGTTTTATCATCAATTTTATACTGGATTAATTTCTTCCCGAATGTTTCTAAAATATCTGCATTTGAAGAAGTACCAAGTCCCTTATAATATTTCTGTTTAATTTTTTTATTGGGAAAATCCCTCTTCATTTTGGCTATATATTTTTCATACTTCCTTTCATCATAGAACAATTTACATTTATTGGTACCAGTGTATACTCTGACAATAGGAGTGTGCATAGATGTAACATATGATTGCTCTCTTTCTAACAACGAGGGAAATAAACTATGAAACATATTTTTAATTAATCCTGAAATATGAATACCATCAACATCAGCATCTGTAATTATCATTACTCTGCCATATCTCAAAGTTTTATAATTTTCTTCTGATGTATAATCAACATCGTGCTTTACGTTTAAGGCTTTAAAAATATCAGAAATCACATTATTTTTAGCAATAGATGCTGCCTTAGCATTTCGCACATTTAAAACTTTACCACGAAGAGCATAAATTCCAAACCAATCCCTGCCTTGTTTTCCAAATGCTCCAACTTCTATTCCTTGTACAGCATATGTCTTTGCTGACAGTCCTTCCACCAATATAAGAGTACATTCTCTTCCGTTTTTACCTCCTTCATTGTTAGCAGAATCTAAACCACTAACCTTAACAAAATTTTTCTTTTTTCTTTCCAAACTTTTTAACACCACCATTTCCTTAGATCTCTTAATTTCATCTATCACAGACCACCTTAACAAACTGTTTATGTTTTTAACTGGAACTTTAACACTGAAAGGGGATTCTAACTTATGTTTAGATTGCGATTCAAATTCTGGTATCGATACAGTTGCTGTAACAAATATCTTAAAAAATTTCTTAACATCCCCTATACTATATGTAATTTTTTTAGTTTTAGTTTTTGGCTGTGTTTTATTTAATTTTTTAACTATAGGTCTGAACAGTGCTTCTACCCAAGCATCAACATGTGTGCCTCCTAATGATGTATATACACCATTAGCAAATGATATAAATTTAAAAGATGATGATGGAACTAAAACCATACTTGAATTTTTAGTTTTAACATTTAGTACATTTTTACTTTTAATTGTGTCATACAAATTAGCATAGTTAATCATAGTTTTGACAGGAATTAAATTACCATTAAAATACACATTTACACCTGTAAGCATAGCAGCATCAACAGCATACTTACAATATAACTGTAGCATATCATCACTATAACCCTTTAATTTAAACTGTTTAAAATCTGGATACCAAGTTACTTCAGTATAACCATTTTTAAGATTTGATGTTTTAATTTTTGGTTTACCAACTGTTTTCATATTATTTGTCCATTCCTGTTCGAATAATTTTTTAGTGGTTGGATCGTACCCCTTTACATTAAAACTCGTTGAAAATACATTACTAAGTTTTCCGCCCAATCCATTTCTACCAGAAATATCTTCTCTGTCTTCCTCATCATCATAATTTGATGACGTTAATAAATGACCAAAAATAAGTGTATGATTCCACATATCTTCATCATTATCTTTGCCCACAACAATAGATTCTCCATTATTCCACACACTTGTTTTCCCAGTCTTTTTATCTACTTCTATTTTAATTTTAGTACACGGTGTTTTTGTTTTCTTACTTCGTGCCACATTATCAACAGCATTTGACAAAGGTTCTACAAAAATTCTTAATAGGGCAGGATTAAACGTTATTTCTTTTTGATTAATTTTAAATTCATCTTTTTCATCAGAAACATATTCTGTCACCTTTCTAGTTCGAGTAGAACCAACGAAAGTATCGGGACGGTGTAGAATATGTTCCAAAGGATTCATTTTGCTGTATTTTTTCTTTTTAATTGCTTTAGGAGGCATAATTGTTATTTAAGAATTATTTTTTAATTCTTAAATTCATTTTAATATTTTATATTTTCATTAGTGATGTATAATAATCTGTTCCATTAATATCATATTTAACTATTTTTATATTACCAAAATCTTCCCTATCAGTATATTTTATTATTTTTATATTTTTGGAATCTGTATAATCATACAATAATAAATTTGGAACTGGAACATTATTTCCGCTAGCATATATACCTATATTATATTTTTTGATATTCCAAGTTGTTGATATTTCAATTGCTTTTTCAATACTGCCTGTATTTTGTGCTAAATATACCTCATTACTTATAATTGTATTCTTAAAAAAATACGGATTTTTATTATTTTCTAATATTTCTTCTGTCAAATTATATGTAATATAAGTTTCATTTAACCATTTTTCGACATTGTCTTCTCCGTATAGTATAATTTGATTTTTATTCTTATCAAAATCTATGATATCTATATAATAGTCTGGTATCACAGTTCTTTTTCTATATTCAATTAAACCTATATGATTTTTTTTAGATTCTAATCTTAACATATATAATAATCTTTTTAATATTTCTTTTGATGTTACTACTAAATATCCATTTTTTATCAGTGTGCTATTAACAGAAAAATTCTGTGAAACTTTTTCGTATTTGTATTCTTCATCTACTATTATTGTACTTCCAAATTTATATAAGATATCTTCGGTTATATCAGTATTATTGTCCCCATTTAAAAATTTAGAAAATAACCAGAACATATAACTAACTATATATCTAGCATACTTTTTATTCTCGTTATACACATCTAGGGCCCCTATTTTATTATCAGATACTACTTTTTCATTTGCAGTTCCTGAAATAGGAATTTTTATCGTAACATTTCCCAATACACCTATAATATTACTATTTGTTTCTGCCAAAACTTGTATATTTAATTTGTTTATTAAATCAATAGCAATATTTCTAGATGTTTTATATGTATAATATCCTGTATCTTCCTTTATTTGAAGAGGCTGTATAGGATCTGTGTAAATAGATATATTTTTACCTTTGAATTGTATATTTAATTTTCTTAATTTCCCATAACTATCTATTTTTTGAGAAACCACATTTACATCTCCCAGAGGTAATATATTTTCAGGTATTTTTTTGTTTAATTTATATGATTGTCTTTTCATGTTATATAAACTTTTTACATTGGAAGCATTTTTATATGTAAATATATATTCAGATTCTTTCATGCCTTTTCCTGTTCTTGTTATTATATCACACTGTGGATAAGATAGGTTATTGGCTTTAGAACCCATATGCTCATATACATATATACATCTTGCTTCTTTTCTATATTTATAATATGTTTCTGTGTGACGGGGTAAAATTAATTCACCATTTGAATTATTTAAATTTGAAAATAAAAATATATTACAGTTGTATAGAACTTCCAAAATATGTAAAAATAATTTTGGATTAAAATATTTATCTTGATTTCTTACAAGTTCTATTATATCATTAACACTCATATCATACATTTCCTGTTTTCCCAACATAGCAATGTCTTCGTTTGCCATATCATTCCTTTTATCAATAAGTATAACATCCTTTTCATCCAAATCTTTCACAGAAAGTATATCTTCTAAATTTATCGCTTCCATAACTACATGTAAAAAACTATTTTCATTTCTTGAAACACCCTTTCTTTTGTATATATGATTCGGATCTGTTAAAGTGAAAAAAGTTTCTAAATTTGTAGGTAAATTACCAAATTGATCATGTGCTAATAATTTATCAGTTGTAATTAAACTTTTTGGAGTTTTTTGACTTCCCTTTATGGATATACCATCGTAATAATGTTTATATTTAGGTTTGTTATGTTGGCTTTTTGTAAAACAACATGGAACATACGGAAACAACTCTTTGTTCTTTTTAGTATTTTTTATTAAACCTGGATATATATGTTCTTTTTGTTCACATATATAATAATTTTGATCTATACCATCCTTGTAAAATTTTTCAGCTTTTTCATCTTCCGGTTCATCTCTTGGAAATTTCATCACATCTTTTCCTTTTTTCTCTTCATCGATTGCCTGTTGCTCTGTTATTACTGTAGGAGTACGATGAACACGACACTGCTTTGTATATTCACTTACAAATATATCAGGTGCTATTTCCTTTAGTTTTTTATCACTGAGATCTTTATCTCCAAAATCACCAGATATATTTTGTTCGTTAAAATATTTATTAAAATCTTCATCAGATAAATATTGTTTATATTCCAATACTATTTCTCCGTATCTATTTTCGTACTGAGTTATTAATTTACCGATTACACTCTTTAGCATTTTAAATGCATTTTTATTTATTACTTTGGATGCTTTTATTCTTATATAATACGAGCCAATTGGGAATTTACCAGGATATTTATCTTTCATAGTTTTTTCAAATGGGTACGATACTATTTGAGGGGTTATATTAACAGTTATATCACCAACTCTTTGATGAATAAAATGAACATAAATTGTTGACTTTTCCTTTTTTGTTTTTTTACTTTCATCTATATATAATATAGAAGAAAATAATTCATCATTCATTATTATCTCAGACAATACATATTTATTTAAATTTTTTCCTAATTCTGGATAATAAAACACACCTGATACATTTTCTTCTATAGTTTTATCAACTTTTATAGAAGAAAATGTCTTAAAAATACTAAATACTCTATTTATAAATGTTTCTTGGTTTATATTTTTCTTATCTATCAAATAATAATATGTCATATACATTTTTTCGTCTCCAACTTCACCCTCTACTCCTATTTCAACCGGTCTGTAATCGTTTGTTGTAGTATCTTTTATTTTAGGTGATTTAGATGTATACATATATATTATATTTTCTTCTATTTCTATCCAATCAAGTGGAGGTACAAAATCTTTTAATATTTTAAAATATTTTTGAGTTGTTGTAAACGGCACTGCTTCATTTAAAATTATAGAATTAAAAATTTCTAATAATGGTATATTTTTTACATTTAAAATCAACTTGTATTTTATTTTTTCTATTTCAAATTTTGTACTTTTATATTTTTTTACCATTTTAAAACTTTGAAATTTTACTATATTTTCATTTACACTGATCCCATTATTACTTAAATTCTCATTTATTCTATCATTTTCTTCATCTAATTTATCTATTAAATTTTTAACACTAATCGATGAATAATAATATTTTTGTTTTATTAATTCATCAGATAATCCTTCCATTAAGTTAACATCGTTTCTAACCACATTATTTGATAATAACCATATTGATATTATTCTATCATTCAATCTAGAATCTACTTTATCTTTTAATTCTTCTAATAAGTCAAAAAGAGAAGAATTATTAGAACCCGATTCTTTTATTTGTTTAAGTAAATCAACCACTTGTATATATTTATCTTCATCGTACAAATCTTCATATGTTATTTTTTTGGTAAAATATAAAAAATTTGGTAGAGTATTTAAATTATATGCTATTCTACTTATTATTGTATTCATATTGTCCAAATCATATATATTAAATTTTTTTCCATTAATAAACACCATTCTTTACAAAATACAAATACTATTTTTAATTTATTTTATAAATAATTTAAATTATTTATAACTTATTATAAAACTATTATAACTTATTTTAATGTTTTTGAAAATCCCATTACAGCTCCAGTATCTCTACCTCCTTTATGTACACCAGCAAACTTACCATTGCTATTGAATCCTCCATACCAAGGAACTCCTCTATATGTAGAATCCCATTTCTTAAGAAATTTAGATGCTTGTTTCTCACTTGCTGTCCCATCTATTTCCAATGATGCCACCACAACATTACTATTATTAGCAAAATCTTTATAGGCAGGCTTTGCCTTCTGGCAGTACCCACAAAAGTTTCCCTGTGCCATTAACACAACTGGTTTTCCTCTTCCAACATAAGATTTTAAACTACCATCAGAATTAAAATCTTCAAATTCTAAATATGCTACGTTTTCCATTTTATTATACAATAAAGTTATTTATAAATAATAAAAAGTTATTTTATCCAATATATCTATTTCCTTTTGATTTATTTTCTTTACCCCATAAAGGTTGTGTATTTCTATAATGTAATCTTTTTATAACTTTTTCGATGCTTGGTTTAATTCCATTTTGTTTGTATTTAATAGGTATTGTATGGTCTATTTCCCATTTCCCATAAATTTCCCAAGTCATTCAATATGTAGAAGATTTGGATTTGGACTATATTTAAATATATAGTTTTTAATATAAAAATGTCTCAGAAACTCCCAAAATATTGTGAAAGTATGAAAAAAGAATATTTAAAGTGTCTAAATGATGTAAGCAAATGTGACGAAGAAGTAGAATATAAAAAATCCCTATGTTTGTTAAAATATATAAATTCTGTAAAATATATAAAACAATGTAATAAAAAATTTGATATATTAGCACACATTACCGTATTTTAATATAGTTATTATTTTTAACCAAAAATAATAATTTATTCTCTATTCATTCTCTATTAAATCCACAGAACTCTCTATTTTATCTATAATTATCTGGGGGTCGGAAATTTCATACCACTCTTTATTATTACTATATAAATACTTTGTTAAAGACCTCTTTACTATTACTTCAACCAAACTATTATTATTTGTACATTTACTATATATAACCTCATAATCTTCTGGTGCATGTGTGTTATAAGTACTTACTCTTGAGGTTAATGTATTTGCTATACCCACTTTATATTGATTTTTAAATTTATTATGACGAATTATATATATTACTTTTCCCTTCTTAAATTGCTTCCTTCTTTTTCTCTCTAAATACTTTTCTAACTTTTCATACTCCTTTTTACGCTCATTTATCTCTTCAATCTTAGTATTTACATCTGTTGTCAGTGCTTTTATTTCATTTGACTTGTCATATAATTCCTTATCCTTTGACTCTAACATAAATTTATAATTTTTCTCTATTTTATACGAACCAGTCTTACGGATTGACGGTAGAACTTCTGATGTAACCCATCTTTTAAATTTTTTAGCAGTTTTTAATTTTGACCTTAATATTAAACTATATAAACCAGATTCATTTATTACAATAGTGTTAGGATGTATTTTAAGTTTAGATTCAACCCCTTCTCCAAGAAGGGGTTGAATATTATATTTTTTATATTATAAACTTAAAGTGTATAATATATTTTAAGAAATAATGACTATTATCTTCAAGGCAAAAACTAATGCCGCATACACTATAAAGATTATGGCTGAATTGCTTCAGCATAATATAAAAACAGCATATTTTGAGATATCTCTTTCAGGGATTAAATTATGTATGATGGATTATCACAAAACAATACTTACAAATGTGGAGTTAGATAGTGATAATTTTATACTATATAAATATAAATGTCCTAAACCTATATTATATTTAGGTATAAACCTGAATCATTTTCACAAGATGCTTAAATCTATAAAGAAGAAAGATTCTATTCAACTATTTATAAATGATGAAAATCCAAACGACTTGGGTATCAAAGTTATACCGAGAGAAAATAATAGAATAACCACATCATATGTAAAGATACAGAGTACTCAAACATTAGAGATAGATATACCAACAGGTTATGGGAAGCCAATTATAGTACCTAGTTCGGAGTACCAAAAAATGATAAAAGATATGACCCATATAGGTAATGTGATCAATGTAGTTGCTAAGAATTTTCATATTACATTCAAATGTAATGCTGGGGGTGTAATGAAACGACATGTAGAATTTGGAGAATTTGATGATTCTGATTCAGATAATGATTCAGATGATGATTTACCGATATACTGCCAAGATTTTGATACAGACCAATTAGCCAGGATCACCAAAATGGCAGGGTTAAGTTCTAATATGCAAATTTATCCTAAAACTGGAAAACCTCTATTATTTAAATCAAATGTTGGGACTCTTGGAAAAATATCTATTTATATTAAATCAAAAGACTCTACAACCCCAGATTCTTATAATTTAGAATCAGATGATTCAGACGATGGTTCTAATGATGAAGAAGAGGAAGATATGTAAATGTTTTAAAAACATAAATGTTTCAAACTAAATGAGTGTCATACTACATAATACAGATATATTAATATATTTACAATGTAATTTTAATCTTTCTGTATGTATGGAAATATACGGAGAAGAATCTAATCATTTATTTGAAAAATGGTTAACTTGTGATGGAAATTTATTAAACTATATAACTAGATTAGATAAGAATAATAGATATAAACTACTAAATTGGGGACTAAAAAATAGCAAAATTAAATTATAAATATACTAATACAATTTTTCCATTTTATTATATATAAATATAATAAAAGTTTAAACATAAACCTTATGCTCTTACAATCACTGTGATGATGTCTAGTGGGTTGTTTTGTATGCGACGAACAAACATTTAAATTAAAGCAGATGTATTCCCATGGCGATGATAAATTGTTCCATTAGTGTATGTCACTAGAATATTTCTATGTGTGGCAAAATTAATATCCTTTTCAAAAGAACTTCCAACTGTAATATGCTCAAGTTTTGGGAATTTATCCAACATTTCTTCTGTTACATCAAAATCAAACCCGAAATGTATATGTTTTACATTTTCAAACATATAGTATCTGAATCTTTCGTAAGATGACCAAAAAGGAATGCTAATATTTTCAACCATATTTAGGTATCTAATAGGTATTCCACTCAATTTATATAATGATGTAAAGATAGTTGGTATTTTATATTTTAATTTTGGAATAGTAGAAAATAGTTTAAATTTATCTTTATCTGTGAAATACTTAAATACTTCTGTGTCTAGACCTTCAATTGTTAGTAAACTAAACAAAAATGTGATCATATTATAATTTAGAATATTTTTATTATCAGAGTTTCTATATCTTTTGTTGATTTTCCACATATCAAAATTAACTGCTTCATTAATAAGTTCCCCCATATGTGTCTTCTCGTAATGTAATCTTTCATGTATTCTTTTTCCCATCCTTTTTCTTCTCTTCTTATTTCTTTGTTTTTTACAGGCAGAATGATAATTAATGTTTGTTTTGGAAACCATTTGAATATTATATAAATCTTAATTTTATTTTTCAATTTATATAATAAATGAACTGTCTTTCATATAAATTTGACAAATATAAATTATCATTAAGTACAATAGGCAGTATAATGATTGGATTAGGTATTATATTTGTAGACCATAATCTTGACAATAATATTAATGGTAATCTATTAGGTTCTATATTATTTGCTATAGGGTGGGTATATATAGCATTCACAGTATCTCTAAACAAAGATAATGTATTTTCTACCAAAATGTTTATTAGACGGGGAATACCCGCTCTTTTAATACTTGTTTCAGCTACTTGGGCTCAAAATGTGGTGATAAATACAAAAAATGTAGAAAATCGTTTTACTTATGTAATCACACGGGGTGGAATGCCTTTCATGGCAATGTGGATGTTATTTACTTCACTTATGGTATATTCGGGGGATAACGATAAGAAATACAGGGCAGAAAAAAGATTATATTTTTTTGGAGGATTTGCTTTGATAGCACTGGGAATGATGTTTTTTATTTTTTAACAGAAGATTTGATTTTAAAACTGGAGAAAGAACCGGTACTTCAAATGTGTATAATATAGGATTGCCTTTATTTACAATTGGATGGGCATTTCTTATTGTAGGCATTTCTAGATGTTATGATTAAGTAGATTAAGTAAAATTAGGACATATATTGTGTTAAAGGTGGATATTGGGATTTTTCCCTAAAAACATAATTTATATCTTCTTCTTCAGACATACACAATAGTGATTTATATTTTTCCATTTTTTCGTGCATAGTCATATATTCTGGTTCTATGCTATTTGTTTTTTCTATGTCTCGTATCCATTCAGATGAAGTATCGAATGTTTTATTTGTTACTATATCAGCAACTGAATCGTCGTTGTTTATTATTCCAATATGTTGCATATTGCTACCTCTTATTGTATAATAAATGTTTCCAAGTTTTACCATTTTTATATAAATATATTTATATTTATATTTATATTTTTTTTATTCATAACTAATAAATGAAATTAAAAGAGATTGCTAAAAGCATAACTTCCTCTTATAGGAACATGTTATTATTTATTCTTTTTTTTACATGTATATTTTCCGGTATATTATACTGGTCTAACTCAGAATGTATCAAGATGGTTAATGTAAATAAGGAAAGAGTTATTAATTGGTATTTAGTTATAGGTTACAGTATGTTATTTTCTATAACTTTAGCTATTATATTTTTATTATTATATTCAGATTGTAAATCTGAAAAAGTGGTAACAAGTTTTGGATTTAAACAACAACAACAACCACAATATTCTAAAACTAATTAAAAAACACCTGTCATACCACCTCTTATTTTACTATCACCTCCAATTTTATTACTTCGGGTTTTCGGATGATAATATTCAGGTTTTACATTTCTAGGTTTTGTTCTAAATTTAGGTTTAGGTTTAGGTTTAGATTTAAAAATATTAAATAAATTAAATGGTTTATTTCTTATGGTTCTTTGTTTATTTTTTAAATAATTAGAAATATTGGTTTCATTATTATTTGTATCTACAGGTATTATATATCTATTTTTACCACAACTATTATAAGGTCCTTTGCCACAGTTACACCCCCCTTCCCATACATTTGTTTGTTGTGTTGACATTCCACAACTATTAGCAACACAACCACCCGAAGTTCCCACATTACTATTCATATTATATCTACTTGGAAACATTATATTTTATATAATGTTTAGAAAATATTATTTTACTCTTTCTATTTTTCACCATCTACTTTTCTATTCTTTTTAAAATGTATCTTCAAACTTTTTAACATATCTTCTTTTTTATCCTTTTGACTTCGCCCGGTCTTAGCATATTTCATAATAATACATAATTCATCTTTACTATGAGACATCAATCTTTTATCCAATAGATAATCTGATAATGTTAAATACTCCTCTATTTTTTCCTCCGCCATTGAAGCAAAATTATCAAGTCTTTTCTTTGTTTTTTATATTTACATTTCTTACACTGTCTTCTTGGATGACTTGCTCTCATTTCAAAATCTGAATATTTTAATACTTGTTTACAAATAGTACACAATTTTTCACCCACACCAATTTCAACATGACGCGGATTTGTCCGTACTTCTTCTGATATATCAAGTTCTATTATAATTTCTTTATTTTTAATATTTTCCTTTATTTTTTTATATATTTTATTAATTACTGAAAATATATTAAAATTATTACTGTCAGGATTAAATCTAATAAAATTACATTTTAACATATTTGTAATTTCACTTTCTCTTTTTACTTCATACTCTTTATTTCTATCCTTATGTCCTTGTTCATCACACTCAACTGCTAATTTATATACAGGAAAATACAAATCAACGTTATATAGATTCGCCCTGAATTGTTGAATTATTTCTTCCCCTTCAAAAGTTTCTCTAATACAAGTCATATATTCTTCTTCTTTTGTAAGTCGTTTTATAATCATTGTTGTTATACTATATTCATCTTTGATATATTTTAAAAAATCTTTATTATATTTCCTACAATTTTGTAGGAAACAAATAAGTCCCTGTTTATTTATAAGTATCGTTTGTGGTTGTATTGTTTTATATAAATGTACGTCCTGTATTATTTTACTAATTATTGCTTTTTTATAAGAAATTCGGTCTTTTGTATTAATATTTTTTCTAATAGATTGTTTTGTATCTTTATAACCTAAAATTTCAGCAATATCTTTGGCGATAAACCAAGGGTCATTAAAAGTACCAAACCATCTGACATCTTTACCATCAGTGAGTTCAGATGAGAATGTTTTATTATTTTGACTATTGTTTTTAGTAAGCATATTTCTTATTTTTTATCTTTTTTATATTTTTTATCTTTTTTATATTTTTTATCTTTAGATATATATTTAATGTATATTTAAGAGTATTTTACCTGTGTTTTTATATATATTAATGACTATTTTATGCTTTCCATTTATACATAAATAAATCATTTAAACAATTCACAATACTTATCCAAAATATGAGTTATAGTAACAATGAAAAGGAAAAAATATATATAAAGGAATTTTCCCCAGAGTTAATACAACCTAACACAAAAACATATATGGATAAAGAACAAGGTGGTAGTAAAATAGTGGTGATAGGTAAGCCAGGCACAGGAAAAAGTACATTGATTTCATCGTTATTATATGCTAAAAAACATATATTTCCGTGTGCTATGGTATTTAGTGGGACAGAAGATAGTAATGGTTTTTATAAGCAGATGATACCTGATTCTTTTATTTTTAATACATATGATGAGGATAAGATAAAGGATTATATTAAGAGGCAAAAAATAGCAAAGCAACACCTTCCAAATCCTTGGAGTGTGTTGTTGATTGATGACTGTACTGATGACCCCCGTATTTTCAACAAACCTTTACAACAAGGTTTGTATAAAAAAGGTCGGCACTGGAAAATGTTGTATATTTTATCTTTACAATATTGTATGGACATAAAACCAGTAATAAGAACGAATGTTGATGGCTGTTTTATTTTGAGGGAACCAAATTTAAAAAATAGGAAGTCATTATGGGAGAATTATGCCGGAATTATACCAGATTTTACTATGTTTTGTAGTATAATGGACCAAATTACAGATAATTTTACAGCACTGTATATACATAATGCCACTCGCAGTAATAAACTTGAAGATTGTATTTTTTGGTACAAGGCAACACCTCCCCCAAAAAATTTTAAGATGGGATGTGTTGAAAACTGGGAATTTCATTTTTCTAGATATAATCCAGACTATGTAACTCCTCTATTCTCCTAATTCCTCTATTTTCCTAATTATTATTTATAAAATTACTTGTATATTATAAATAATGACAGATAATAAAACACTAAGTGTGTCCACCATTAACATATATGGAGTTCCTGTAAATAATATTTCTAAAAGACATTATATAGTAGCAGAATCATTATTGGATCAGAAAAGTGGTATTATATGTATTCAAGAATTAGCATCGCGATATTCAAAAGATATAATAATAAATAAATTAAAATCAGAATATATTTATAACATATTTTCTTATCAATATTGTAAATATAATTTAATTTCAATGTTTCCAAGTATTTATTTGTCTTTATGTGCTATTTATGTTGACAGTTTAATATTATCTATGATATCTATCATATTTATGCCAAATGTGATGTTATTTATATTAAATCTTATAAGTAAACAGGATTATTTTGCACAAACTACACTGGTAAATAAAAAAATATGTGATTATTTAGAACCCATTAAACAAGTATCATTTTTAGATATATATTCATTTAAAAAAATTTTAGAATATTGGTTCTGTAATTCATTTTTACATCCTGGTTTTTCAATATCCAGATGTGTAAAAAATAATAAAACTTCTTTTATTATAGTAAATTGTCATCTAATACCCTGTGAAAGCAGTTATATTATAAGAATGTCACAAGTACAAAGAATTATAGAAGCTGTGGGAATAGAAATGAAAAAACATGAATGTGATAAATTAATATGGTGTGGAGATTTTAATGCTGATCCATCTGAACCATGTATAAATTTAATACGAAATGATTTAAGTTATATGATACACGGAATAGATGATGAGTTAATTACATGTTCGTCTAGTAATAACAGCATGGCAGTAAACGGAAAACCATGTGAGAAAAGAATAGATTATATAATTAGTTCTAGCAATATAATATGTGAAAATATCAAACTTTTTTGTGATGGTAAAAACTATCCTATAGTTTCTGACCATTTCGGAGTAGTTTCTAATTTTTTGGTATTTAGTTAAATTTAAAAACATACCGTCTTTATAACAAATGATGGAAAATTATGATTCAAAAGGTAAAGTTCCTTATATTATGAGTTTAAAATCATTTAGAATGCTATCTAATGTAAGAGGATTTGCTGACATCAACGGTTCTACTTACAGAGAACATATAATAATGTTACTTAATGAATCTTCTGAATTAAGTGATAGTATAAATGTACCGACTAGGTATAAACTGATAGGTTTATTAGGAGAAGTGGTAGACGATGAAAATGTATTAGAGGTGTTTAAAATGAGTGAAGTCGCATACACACACGAAATAATATTTAAAGTTGAAAAGTAGTGTATAATAGACATATCAATCAAGAGTAAATAAATATAAGGTTTTATTTATAATACCAACCATTTCATCCCTTATGTTCAACAAGTCAGTGTCTGTAGATTTAATTAATGTAGGTAGAGTGTCTGATAACCACTTTTTATATAGTTTTAATACTTCTTTGATACCATCATCATCAACACACCCAACAGGCATATCTTTATTCTCACATATTATATCTCTCCCACTGCCTTGTAAAGTTTCTATAAATTGATCTACTAATTCTTCTAGGGTTTCATATAAAGTATTACTCGCTATATGACGAGAATATTTTTTAGTGCGCCAGTGATATAACTTTATTAATACTTGATTTGTAAGCATGTATATTGCTATATTATTTGACATTTTATTTATTATAATAAACATTTAAAGTTGTATAAATATTTAAATAAATGGAAAATATATATAAAAATTATGTAAATTCTATTAAATCCAAAACATCTAAGAATATAGAAAAGCCATCTTTTGATATAATCAAACCTCTCTTATTTTTTTATCATAAACAATTACTAAAAATGTCTGTTAATTACATTTCTACCGAAGATAAATTTGCTTTTGAGGGGGGTATGTCTTCTTTTAATGGAGTTTCCAATACACCAGAAGAAATGGTGAGTAAAATGAAAAATATATTTTATTTAGCACAAGAATGTGATGGTGATGTATTAGAAGTAGGTTTTAATGCTGGCAATTCAGCTATTATTTTTTTACTCGCAAATCCCAATTTACATATTTATGCTTATGATATATGTTATCATTCTTATGTTGAACCATGTGTTAAATATCTTAATAGTATATTTAATAATAGAATTACTCTAATAAAGGGTAATTCACAGGAAACATTGAGTGGCGTGAAAAATTCAAATAATATTCAAATCTTTCATATGGATGGTTGTCATAATGAATCTGTGGTAAAAAGTGATATGAAAAATTTATATGAAAATGCTAAAAAGGGTTCTTATTTGATTTTAGATGACACAGATCAGGATGTAATACTAAAAGAGTATAATGAATATGTTTTTAAAAACAGGATTAAAAATTGTAAGTTGAAATATGAATGTAAAAATTATAAACATCTTATCGGCAGATATATAAAATTAAAATAATTATCATGATTAATTTATTATATACTATAATAAATTATAAATGTCTGGATTGCTAATTGATTATAATAATATAATAAAATGTAATTCGATGGATTTATTATTAAAAAAAATATCTGAACCGTTAGAACATAAAGAATTTGGTGAAACTGGGTTAATACTAGTGATTTCTTGTAGACAGTATGATATAATAAAGAATCTGGAAAATGGAGACGAAAAATTAAAATATATAAATACAGAAGAATTTGTTAATAGTATAAAATATAATTATTATACTATATATGACAAATCTAAAAAAGTATGCGAGTTGCCTACAGTAATAGAAACAGAATCGCAATTAAAATCTGTTTGTGAAATATTAAATGCTGATTTACCCCCAGATGTAAAAATTTGGGCTGGTAATTTCAATATTATAGGTTCTAAATTTACTAATGTTAATTCTATTATTGATGCATATATAGCACAAGGATTTCACAGTCCTTATATGACTGATACAAGTCCCCTTGGTATTAAATACGAAAAACCTGGATTGTCTTTTTATAAAGAAAATATGCCTAATTCTGTCGATGAAAAAATTATAAAAAATGTTAAAAATGAATCAATATATGTAAGTAAACAATATAAATCAAGTGGCAGGTGTTCTGTAAAAGCAAAATTACAGCCAGATACTGTAAAATATATTAAAACTTTAACAAATCCCAAAGCAACTTTAAATAAAGATGGGACTATGTCACAGAAAGAATGCTCTGGTTCTTTTAAAATAAATAGCATAACTGATAATACTGTTGAATTAGTAATTGATAAAAAAAGTATAATGTTTGGTATTGAAGAGAATGTTGATGCTGTACATAATAGATATAATTTTCACACACATACTGTTGGATGTTATGAAAACCATCGGGTTGTAAATGGTTGGCCTTCAGCACAAGATTACACAGGATTTGTGAATTTGAAGGGTCACACTATAATTCATTTTGTAATTACATTAGAAGGTATATATACAATATCTTATAGTCAAACTTGGCAATATAAAACTAAAAAAATTGATATGACTTGGGTTAGTAAAAATTATGATATTAATCACGAAAAAGATATATCACCAATAGAATATGTAAATGAAGTAAATAAAATTAAATATGAAGGAGAACCTATATTTTTTGTTCAATTTTTATCTTGGGATAAAGCAAGCAATCCTTTTATCGGGTTTTTCTCTAAATCTAATGAAAATTGTTTGGTAACTGAAAAATCAATTAATTTATTTAATAGTTTTTACACTAACTAAAAAATATTTATAACTAATAAATATGAGTTCCATCGCGAATTTTGTAAATAAAAATTTAGATTATATGCTTGTCTTGTGTTGTGTTGTTTTGTTAATATGTATAGTATTATATTATATTGTATATAGAGATAATAGTTCTTCTACCACAGTAGAAAATAAAAAAAATAGAGAAAATAGAGAATATATATTACCTATTTTAATCACATTTTTCATTATTACGGGTATATTATTATTGTTGTATTATAGAAAATATAGAATGAGAAATTTGGAAATTGATTTTAGCGAACCCATAGATATAGAAGAACTTTATTCTGATTCTGATTCTGATTATAACAGAAACAACGAAGTTTTAGAGAGAGCAATTCGTTTGTCTGAACTCAAATCTGATTCTTGTTATGATTCTTGTTCTGATTCTTGTTCTGATTCTGAAATGATAAATTTTGATAATTTTAGTGATTTTGGGGATACACCACCGTAAAATTGGGGAAAAACATTGGATGGAAGGAGGGCACCACCACCACCGCAAAATTGGGGAAGAACATTGGATGGAAGGAGGGTACCACCATCACCAAATAAGATAATAATTAATATGTAAAGTACAAAAGTAGGAGGAGGAGCAAAGGTGAGTTTGTAATTTATATGATTTATTTAGAAATATAAAAAATATTACAAACTAGATGAAAAAATTATTGGTAAAGTATAAGATGTTTATATTTATTTATAATTTTATAAATAAATGGAATACACATCTGATTATTATATGATTACTTTATGTCATTTATTTATAAGATGTATAGTAATGTTCGGGTGGTTAGTTAATAATAAAATAATATTAAGATTTTTTTTAATTGTAGATATATATATACTTATTATGTATCTATTCTGGGATGGTTGTGTGTTAAGCAAGGTTGAAAAAACATACACAAAAGATAAACCATCTGAATTTGATAAGTGTACCGCTTTTACATCTAAGTATATGATTGGTGAAAAATATATAATTACTATATTTTTTCTTGTATTCAATATTTCGGTAATTATATATAAGTTAACTATAAATTCTAAGTTAGTCTAAGTATGATTTTTTCTTAAATAAGTAATTAAACTATATAATACTTTACAATCAAATTTATTATATTTAATAATATCCTTCATAGTTTTATTATTAATTGGATCTTCACAGTTCTTATAACAATCCCAAGCAAGCACCATAGCATTCATTCCAGATGAACAATTGCTGGTTATCTTAGTTTTTATTAAACCGTGAATATACATCGCTTTAGCAATAGATTTTAACCCAAAATTTAAACAATCTTTAATGACGATGGGTTCATCTTTATTTTTAAATAGAGCATACATGTCAACCCAGTTGGGTTTCCAATTTCTAGCTATGTTATTCTTTTTAGCTCTATTTAATCTATTATATTGATTGTTTTCAGCATTTTTCCAGAATCTTTTCTCCGCACACCAATACCATAATTTAGGATTTTTATGTTTAATTAAAAATGTATTGAATTCATCCATAATTCTATATTCTTCGTCTTGTGTGGGATATTTACATATAAATCTTTTATATTTTAGTATCCTACCATCTTTCCAATAAACTCCTATCATAAAAATAATATTTGTATTTTTTCGGGAGGAATTAATAGTAGAAGAAAAAATATCGGATAAAGTTTCAAAATCAACAAACATTTCATTTGATTTATTTTTCCAC